CAACGTTCTTGAAGCCAAGAACAAGCTGGGCGAGCGTGGCGAAGAGATCGACACCATCGCAATGCACTCCGCTGTTGCTTACTACCTGCAACAGATCGGGATGCTGACCTTCAGCACCTCCGCACTGTCCGCTTCCGGCGCAGTGACCTGGGGTGGCGGCGGTGTTGGCATCGGCGATCCTCAAGTCGCAACCTTCGCAGGTATGCGTGTTGTGATCGACGACCAGCTGACCTACCTGACCGGTGGCACGGCGACCCATGTGGTCAAGTACCCCGTGTACATGTTCAAGTCAGGCGTCGTGTCCGAGGGCATCCAGCAGGATCTGCGCCTCGCCGCTGACCGCAACATCCTGTCTATGCAGGACGTGCTCGCCATTGACTACCACTACGGCTACCACATCACCGGCACCAAGTGGGCCGCCTCTGGCGACAACCCCACCAACGCCGCAACCTCTGGCAACCTGGCCAACACCAGCAGCTGGAACCTGGTCTTCGCGACCACCAAGATGGTGCCCATCGTGCGCCTCCTGGTCAACACCCCCTTCGACACCTCCGCTTATTCCTGATAAGCTCTGGTTACGAGAAACCTCCGGCCCCCGAAAGGGGGCTTTTTTATTGGCTTCAGGCCAAACCGAGGCGGATAGCTTCCTGCCGGTCAAAGACCTCTTCTGCGCGAGCAGTCATCTTGTATGACCGGAGGCAGTGCTGATTGACGAGCGCGTAAGAGATTTTCAGCTCTTCTGCAATCGCTGGAACAGACAGACCCTTTGCCCGAAGCGCAACGACCTCTTTACTAACGTCAGCCCACTTTCGAGGGCCTTCTTTCTTGGCAGCCGGTTTTTTGATGCCGCAAGCAGCACTCGCTGGCTTCTTTACGCTGCAAGCATCCGAATCAGATTTTTGAACTGGCATGGAATTGGTGCGACTGTTCATTCTGAAGAATAATGCCAAGAGTTTTATTGACATACCTAAGAATGAACTTGGTGAACACCAGGCACAAGTTGAATTATCCGGCGGGACTGTCTACCACGCGTGCGTGCTACCGAAACCTGTAAAGAAGCCCAGAGCTAGACTCAGAAAAAGGTTGTACTAGGCCGTGGCTGCAACAATCGACGCCACTCTTAAAGGTGCTTCGTCTAACAGCTATGTGACGCTGGCGGAAGCTGACGCCTACTTCGAGACCGTCCCCGACGATTCCGACTGGTCGAACAAGACCGACGACAAAAAGAACCGTTATCTAATCTCAGCCACTCGCTACCTAGACGGTCTTGGGTACTTCGGTACGCGATGCAGTACTACTCAAGCTTTGAGCTGGCCCCGTAAGGACTACACAGTCGACACTGTCGAGATCAAATGCACTTTTGTTCCCGACGAAATCAAGATTGCCACGTTTGAGCTGGCCCGAGCACTAGCTAACAACACAAACGCATTAGTCGGCACCAAAGGAACTGATGGAGTTCCGGAAGAGGTGAAGCTGGGCGACCTCGAAGTGAAGTACAACACAGCAACACAAGCGTCGACGATGGTCAACAACATCTTCGATGTCTTCCCTTGGCTGACTACTCTGCTGAGCCCGTATTGCCGAACCAGCGGTTCAAACGGCACCATCAAACTGGAGCGCTAATCAAATGGCTCTAATTGACGACATTTTCGGGGGTATCCCTAAATCAATCTTGGCCAACTGGGGCCGGGACATCACCTACGTCAAGACGACAACTCCTCGCACCTACGACCCAGCGACTGGCGCAGTTACAGGGGCCGACACAACTGTGACTGTGAAAGCCCTGATCACATCTATAGACACAACGGAGTCTGAAGGTCTCTACCAGACGACAGACATTAAGGTTGTCTTCGGTGCCGACGAACTTGGGACGTACTACCCAACGCAGGCAGATCGCATCCAGTACAGCCAAGCAGGTGAAACCCGCGAAGCCAAGATTCTGGAAGTGGTGACGCAGAGAGGCGACAACCCAATCCTGCACACCATCATTGCGAGGCCGCAGTAATGGCTAAGCGTGTTCGAGCAGGGGGCAAAAAAGATTTCAACCGAATTGGCAGGGACATACGAGCCTTAGTGAACCGTTCAGCAAAGTTGGCTGCCGTAGAAATGATGAACGATTTAGCAGAGAAAGGACCGGAGTGGCGTGGAACTTTTCAAAACTCATGGGTAGCTGATTCCTATACAGGGGGTAACGGCAGTAAAACGAGCTATCCCTACTCCGAAACCAGTGTTCCCGATTTAGGCCTTTCGATTGCTGAGGCACGATCATCTTTGATCGGCAAGATTTTCAGCTACACCATCTATAACGCAGCTCCTCATGCTGAAATTGCTTTAGACCTAAAACCAGGGGATCACTATTTTCGTCCTACGCCAGAGCCTGATGGCCAGATCATTAACCAGGGTTCGCGTAAGAGCATGATTCGCGGTGACGTAGTTACGGACGCAGATGGGGGAGCGATTACAACTGCCCCGCTCGACTGGTATGTCACATACCTAGGTGGTGGCGGGGCTTTAAAAGCTCTAGAAGTAGGGGTGAAGTTAGCGGAGCAGGGTAAATGAACTATCAAGCTATACGAGCTGCTGTGGAGAACCCACTGCTGACGGCGTTCAATGATTTATCCCCTTCAGTACCTGTCTTTTTTGACAACATTACTGCTGCCCCTAAAAACACTACAACAGAGTACGTCCGAGTAAACCTGACCTTTGGAGTAACTAATCAGGCTACTTTGAATGGCAGTGTCGACAACGCTAGGGGTGCGGTCGTTATTAGGGTCTTTACCGAAAAAGGTAAAGGACCGGCGAGAAACCAAACCCTAATTACTACAGCTGTAGACGTGTTAGAAGCACTTAACGCAACTGCAAAGACTGGCACCGGAGTATTTTTCAGAATCGGTGATATTGACGGCCCTTCCTTCATGTCTAATGAAGCATCTCCTCACTTTGTGGGGCAGATAGAGACCTCTTACAGGGCAACAGTTCTTTCTTAATTAAAGCAGCTACCCTATAGAAAGCCGGGCAGTGCCCGCAGAAAACCTCATTCTCCGGTGCTTTCATGGCCGCTACCGTTCTGTCCGGCACTTCAGGTGCCCTCTACTACAAACCTGCTGGCACCTTGGGCCAGTTCGGAACCGCTGATGTCGACACGACTGGTGATGACATCACCGTCGCTCCGTTTCTGAACTTTAAGGTCGGCGACCCTGTCTCATTCAGCGTTGTAAACACCACCACCGGCGCTTCAGGCTCTGGCACCCTTCCTGCTGGCATTACCGCAGGAACCGTGTACTACGTCATTGCATACACCGCCTCAACCGGTGTTCTGCAGATTTCCGCGACTGACGGTGGTTCTGCTCTCGACATCACCGACACTGGAACGGTCTCTTCTCCGAACAAGTTCCAAGTCGAATACGACGCTTTCACCTCAGTGTCGCAGGTGCGTGAATGGTCCTTCGAGATCACTCGCGACGAAATCGATGTGACCACGATCGGCAACACCCCTGGTCAGTACGTTCCGTTTAAAACCTTCATTGCAGGTTTCGCGGATGGTTCGGGCAGCGCCACTGTTTACTTCACCGACACCGACGACTCTCTGGGCAACCGGATGGTGGAAGACGTGATCCAGCGTGTTCAGACCGGTGCCAAGTTCAAGCTGTACACCGACCAGGTGTTCACCAGTGGTTCGGTCGACAACACCAAATCTCGCTCAATCGAGTTCGACGCGAACTTGACCTCTGCCAACCTGTCCATCAACCCTGATGACGCACAGTCGGTGGAGATCAACTTCCGCCCAACCACCACTCCTACCTTCGACTTCTCCAAGTCCTGATAAGGTACAGCACACAAAAAACGCTTACCCCGGTTACCAGCCGGGGTTTTTTATTTTTTGTGGCTACATTAGTGCCATACAACAACAGATCTAATGCCCGCTCCTAAATCTTTGCGTGCAATCGACCGCCTTCGCCAAGCAGCCAATCTTGAACCAGTCAAAAAGACCGTCGAACTGACCGATGGGTCAACTTTTGAAATGTTTGTCACCCCTCTAACTATGGCTGAGCGCGAACGCGCCCAAAAGAATGCCAAGTCTGAGGAAGCAACGGCCTTTGCGCTCCAACTGCTGATCGCAAAAGCGCAAGACGAAAACAGCAACAAGCTGTTTGCACCCGGTGAGATTGATGTACTGAAGCACGAAGTAAAGGACAAAGATCTACAGGCCTTGATGGTGGCTGTGTTGACCGACGAAGAGTCTGAACAACTGGACCCAAAATCCTGAGCGCCCAGCTACGCAAAGACAGTTGGCTCATGCTTAAGTTCGGCGTTGCCAAAGAACTGGGCATGAGCGTGTCTCAAGTTTCTGCAACGATGACCCCAGAAGAACTCATCGGCTGGAGCGCTTACTTTCAAATCCTGAACGAGGATCAGGAAAAAGCAATGGAGAAGGCAAAAAGACGCCGCTAGACTCACTTGTAGGATCTGAAGAGCGTTGTGGCTGGTTCGACTTACAACCAAGTTCTTCGCCTAAGTGTCCAGGGCCTTAAAGATCTAGAAAAACTTGAGCTGAGCGCACGCAGTGTACAGAGGCTGCTCACCGATATAAAACCTATAAGAAGCCCATTTTCCGACTCAAGGGTTGGAAATGATGATGTAAAAAAGTTAGCTGCGTCAGTAAGGGAGTACACAGCTAACGTCGCTGCTGCCACTAATACAGCTAGAACTTTTACACAAACAGTAAAAGGAAAAGAAAAAAGTACGCAAATTTACTCTAAAACATTAGGTGGTTTAAATGCACAACTAAGTGCGTTTAAGTCACTCGCGGCTAATGCAAATGTAGGTCAAGACGACTTCAATAACGCTATCAATGCGGCAACTAAAGTTCAGCGTGAGTTCACACAACAAAGACTAAAAGCAGCCGCAGCCGAAGCCAGCATTGGTTCTGGTTTTGTTGATGACTTTATCGCACTCAATAAGACAGTACCTAAAAGTATTAACGGTTTAAACATTTACCAAAAAGAACTTCAGGAGCTCTTACAAACTGTTGAGATTGGAAGTGCAGCCTATAGAAAACTGAGTCAAGAAATTAGCCGAGTAGATAACCAACTCGGTAAAGGTGTTGAAGCTGAAGGCAGAGTGCAAGGCCCCAGGCTTCCCTCAGGAAGATTCACCCCAGAGACCAAAAAACCCCGAACATCCAAAGCTTTTATCGGAGCAGCGTTTCCGCTTTTGTTTGGTGGGGGTCCAGGGGCTGTTGCGGGTGGCTTTATTGGCGAGCTCTTTGGTGACCTTGGTGGTGTTGTAGGTAGCGCTGTCGGTGGGGCAGTTGACTCCTTCGTTGGAGAAACGGCTCGCACAGCAAGAGCTTTACTGACACTTGAAGGAACACTAGATCTTGTAACACAGAAGTCGTTGGCCGCAAACCTTAGTGAGGAGAAACGACTTAAAACACTTTCTGAACTGGGGCTATCTATCGATGCAGAAGTCCAAGCACGTAAAGCATTGGAAGATGTTATCGGTGTAGGCGGAGTTAAAGATATGGAGTCAGCTGGAAAGTCTGTAGACGCTCTGGTTAGGCAGACTAATAGTAATTTAATTGCTTTAGGTGCATCACTGGCTCCGCTTATAGACATAACAGCGCAGTTTTTAGCACTTTTGTCGAGGTTGCCAGCATTTGGTGGTTCAGGGATACCTAAGGAACTGGAGCAGATGTATGAGTTTAGGCAAAGGCTTAGAACACAGACTGCTAAAGGTGCTGTACCCCAGTCAGTGACTGATCGCCTAAGAAAGCGGTCATCAGAAATTCGTAGCAGTTTGCCAAAAAACAGACTGGGCCGTGTGGATGAGTCAGAAGTTAGAAAACAGCTCCAACCTTTAATTAAGCAGATAGAAAGAGAATATCCTATTCTGCTATCTATTCAGCTAACGGATAAAGAGAAAATACAACAGGAAATTGAATCCCTACAGCTAGAGCTGCAGTCAAATGAGCTGCTGATCAGTGGCATTGATGCCATGCAGCGTTTAGAAAAAATGGCGAATAGAAGAACTGAACTAAATCAGCAAGAAGCCCGAGCTCGCGCAGACCTTGAAAAGAGCTTGGGAGATATTCAGCTTTCAGTTCAAAGACGTGTGCAAGACATGCGTATGAAAAATCTACAACTGGAAATGCAGCTCAGGGCTCAGCAAGCAGCTAACGAAGTGCGGCAGCTACAACTTCAAAACTCTATTAGACAGCAGTCTCTGAAGCAGAACTTAGTCTCTAGCGGAACTAGGCCTGAAGTAGCTCAGGACGCCCTAAACCTGGATCAAGCTTTTAACGAGTACTCACAAAAGAGCCTGGAACTTGAGAACAAGAAAAAGCAGATACAAGAACAAGCTGTGTTCAATACACTTCAGGTTCAGCTGCGTGTTGCCCGATTCCAGGAAGATACTGCAAGAAGAGTTGCCGATCTGAAGTTCCAAACGCAGTTAAAGCTTGACGAAATTCAGAGAAAGCGCAACGAGATGGATAGCGTTGTAGGTAAAGCTAAGTTCGAAGCTGAGAAAGCTGCTGCTGAGATCCGCTTAAACATTATTGAGCTTGAGTTCAAGTTACTCGCTGAAAAACTAAAGCAAGCAGGTCTAGAGACAGACTCTGTCGAAAGACTACTTTCGACATTCAAAACCATAAGACAAGGGTTTAAGGACACCCAAAAAGATGTTGCAGGTCGTTTAGATAAATCGGCTGCACAACCGGCTACCGGAGCTTTAGGGGGTGTAGGCACAGCCGGAGTAGTAGAGGCTGCTAGAGAAGAATTAGAAATTACTGATCAAATAAACCAAGCCAAGTTGGCAGGAATCGAACTCGATAAACAACTTGCGAACGTTAAAAGGTTTGCTACGGCTCAAGACATCCGACTCGAAATCGAAAATCAAATCAACGGAACGCTCAGAAACCAGCAAGACGAGATGACTGCTCAAAATCGCGTACTTGAGTTGGTCAAGGGTGGTATGACCGAGCAAGTAGCTATCGCCGTTCAACAGCTTGAAAAACAAGAAGAAATTGCTCTTGCACGTCTAGACAACCTGGAACTAAGCGTACAAACGATGGAAATCGATGAAAACGATAGTGTAGCCCTTGAAAACCAACGCAAAGAGCTTGAAAGAATTGCAGAACTTCGCGGACAACTAACCAAAAAATTTGATACGGCTAAAAATAACGAAAAAGAACTAAAAGACCCTGTTAAGAACTACATGAAGCGTCTTGAGACAGAGATCAATGATACAAGAGCCATGATTACATCTCTTGCTCAAACTGTTGAAAGCGAAATTTCAAATGCAATGTCTACCGCAATCACAGGCGTAATTACTGGAACGACAACCGTTGAAGAGGCCATGAGCACGATGTTCGCCAACATCGGCAAGGCCTTTATCGACATGGCCACCCAAATGATCGCCAAAGCCTTGATCTTGAAAGCGCTCGGTGCTCTAGGCGGCGGGAACACCATGGGCGGAGAAGGCTACTACGACAAATTCACAGGTTTAGGAACAGCAGGACCGAACTTTGGGCTGGCAGATGGCGGACCTACAAAACCCCATGGAACTTACCTAGTCGGCGAACGAGGCCCTGAATTGTTGACTATGGGCAACCAAAACGGTTTCGTACACAGCAACACATCCGAAGCGATGGACCGTTACCGCGCTGGCGGATCAGGTGGCGGCGGCGGATCCCTCGACGTGAGCTACAACGTCACGCAAATCAACGGAATGAACTTTGTCACCGAAGACCAGTTCCGCGCGGGCATGAGCAGAGCCGCTAAAGACGGAGCAAAAATGGGCGAGGCTGGTACGTTTAGGTCAATGAAAAACTCAAGGTCTAGCCGCCGGAGGGTCGGAATATGAGCACACTCGTCGGGCTTACGACGTTCCTCGTCATCCGTAACTCAAACAACGTGGTGAAGCACCGCTTCCAAAACAGCAAGCCGGGAAGTGTAATCACCAAAAAAGACACAGACCCCAACCCTAAAAAAACCGTCTCAAACAAAAACCACAAGTACAACTACCTCTCTTTTATCTACCAAGGAGCAGCAAAAAACAGAACCGGCGACAATATGGAGTCTCAGCTGGTCCTAGCTAACAACAAAGTTGCGATGGACCACGCCCATGACGCCGTAATGAACCGCTGGAACTTGCAAGCAACGACTTGCATAATGGACCCTTTGACCTTCAGCGTCAAAAGAGAGCTGACATCCGAGCACTGGATCGTTGCAAGTATGGTCTATGACCCAGAAGCTATTGAAATTACGCTAAGCAGCAGCATCGATGCTGTTGGTGTGACATGCCCACATAGAGTTTTGACCACGGAGCAAGTGGGAGCTTTACCGGTCAGCTCACAGATCCAAAACTCTTGAACCCGTACAAGCTGATCGGTATGCCCTACAGGTTGGGTAGCGACCCAGTCAAACACGGATCGGCTGACTGTTTATCGCTGGCACGCACAGTCCTTGCTCACTACGGAATTGAGAGTACAGAACCCACACGGGATTGGTATCGAAGGCTGCGACGGAAGGATTATTCGATTTTTCGTGAAGAACTGGAGCGTTGGGGGCATGAAATAACGGAACCTACAATAGGCACAGTCGCGCTATGCCAATCCGATGAAGGTTATGGCATGGCAGTTTATTTCGAAGGCGGATGTCTGAGTTTCGTCGGGTCGGCGGTGACATGGTCCCCCATCGAAAACCTGCCGGTCGTCGCGTTCTACTCCAGTACGAAGTAGACCTTTGTAACGCTGTTGGCTTAACCGAAGACGAATACTGGTTTTTTGTAGACCAAGCTGAAGCATACAACGGTGAGCGAAGTGCTGAATATGCACTTGTACCGGATGTCCAAAATGGAACGGTTGCTGCTATTGTCATCAACCTTGTAATCGGTATTGCGCTGACCGCAATCAGCGTTTTACTTGCACCAAAGCCAAAAGCAGCTGACAATAAGCAGCTAACCCTTAAAACCGACGATGCTACAGGGCGTTCAAGGTTTACACCTCAATCCAGTTTTGGTTCTCTCCAAGAACTAGCAACGATTGGATCGATTATTCCCCTGGTCTTTAGTCGTCAAGGCGTTCGAGTCAACTCAACTCTTCTTTGGTCTGAGCTGCATAGCCAAAAAAGCCATCAAGAGCTTCGTGCAATTCTCTTGTTTAGCCATGGCCGACTTGATTTTGAGCCGGACTTTGAGGGCTTTGCAATCGGCGACACGCTATTAAAAGACTACCCAAACGGCAAATTTAGGCTCTACTTCGCAGATGGATTGGAGTCAAGCAACCGAATCAAAGAAACAGCGCCGTTTAGCTACCCCAACGGCACGTTGCCGAAACTCAATCAAGGGACAGACGTTTTCTCCGTAACTTGGCACGAATCCTACAGTAAGAAAAGCAAAAGACGTTATTTCTCTGGTGCTCGAACACCAAGCTCACAAACCGAGTTTGGTGTGTACTCCCCTCTACCTAACGGTATGAGGTACAAAGTTAATTATGAGCTTGTACTTGTCCAAGACTCATTGGCAAAAGAGCCAAAAGAGGCACAGAGAGATAAAAAAGACAAAATCAAAGCAAACTTCCCTATCTACGCTTCTATACCGTCGCGCAAGTCAAGCAACAAAACCTTTGTATACAAAATTACAGGCTCTGAAGTAAGCAGTAAAAAGTACGGCACATGGGGGACTGAAGACGTTCGTCAATCCGTGGAACGCCGCAGAATTGATGTCGACGAAGCTCTTTCAGTGGGCGAAAGCTACACGATTGGAGCGTGCTTAGCCCAGTGCATAAAAGCGCCCAGCGACATTTGGGAACCTGGCACAACCAGAGAATACGAATTCAAAGTATCGGAGTTTTTCCATTTTGGTAACCTCGACCAAGCCTTCAAAACCGTAGAGCAAGAGGGTACAGGCGATACACACTACCCATACGAAAAACCAACAATGTTGCGTGCAACAGTTGGGGCCGTAACAAACAACCGAGAGTGCGATGCAACTGAAATCGGCATCAAATCAGTCGTATGGCGCAAAATTAACGGGTTCCCAAACGTCAATACCCAGCCAGACTCAGATACTATCCAAGAATTTGAAGATGAAAATGGCAGCATAACCCTAGGCGGCATGTCTAAGTACGTCAGCAGACTTAGCTTCTTCGTTCTTCAAGCTAGAAGAATTGATCAAAACAACTGGACTACTGTCAACGACAACAAAGTTTTTTGTGTTCGTGGTCAGTCACCTGTAGAGCAGTACAACTATCTGCGCATCTACCCAGGACAACGTGACCAGTATGAGTACCGCCTGGTCCCTGTAGGGGGGAACTTCGTGCTTAAAGAGTTCAAGCAGATGTGTCTTTTCGATGGAACGAGTAGCGGTAAGTTCGAGCACAAAGGTTACAGGGTTTATTACAGCGGCTCAACAGTAAGCATCTCTAGAACTTACACAGAAAACCTTGAGTGGTTCAAAGGTGCTCCGCCCGATGTCGACCCTGGTGAAGTTTCAACAGTCAGTCCAACAAGCCGCAATACACCCCCTAGCAGTAAAGGTTGGAAAAAGGTAAAAACTAAATATGAACCAAACTCCACATTTGGTTATGAGTACGCATATGTCGAAGACTGGAACGGCGCCAATGAGATCACTGACGTAGATAAGTACTGGGATGGCGATAAAGTAAAAGATAGCAAAAACACAGAGTATAGAAAAGGCGATTTTAAGAAAAAGATTACAGGTAAAAGTGGGAGCACTTCTGGAAAAGCGTACGAGATCGAAAAATGGGAGTACCAAAGTGGCAGTAATGACCCCGATGAACAAGGAACTACAAATGCTTCTGGGGGCAGCGGCTCAGGTCTAAAAATTCGGTACTCCCAGTGGAGGGTAGAAGGAAAAAACAACGATGCTTATACATGGAGCGTTGCAGATGGAGGCAAAAACTACAAAGAGGGGGATAAAGTAAACTTCAATATCGGTCCACGAAAATTTACTGTAACCGTTAAACAAATTGAAAAGGAGCTTGGTGATGACGATAGAAACCTCAACCCACGTAATGCCATTGCGGATTACTACATGTATGACGCTGAAG